CAGGCACGAACTGGGTCACAGCTTCGCTCCGCTGGATTTGCACAAGCGCAGCAAGCAGCACAACAAGCAGCACAACAAAAACTTCAGCAGGCCGGACAAGCAGGATCTTTGGCTGGTCAGTATGGAGCGCTCGGCGGACAAATGGGCGCACTTGGTTCACAGATTGGTCAAATTGGTTCAGCCACTGGTCAATTGGGTGCCACTGCTGGCGCACTCGGTGGGCAGGCCGGACAGCTTGGTCAAGGTATCGCGGGTCTAGGTCAGATGGGGCAGCAGATGGATGTTCAAGATATTAATACATTGTTGACAACCGGCGGGCTATCACAGCAGCAGCAGCAGAATCTTTACAACACGGCCCAGCAGAATCTTATGGCCCAGCAGAGTCTTCCTTTCCAGCAACTGGGTTATATGTCAGATATCTTCCAAGGTGTTCCTGCATTGACACAAACAACAGGTGCCACAACAACACCTCCGCCAAGCACAGCTTCTCAGCTTATGGGTCTTGGCATTGCTGGTATTGGCGCCTATGGTCAGGCCCAACAAGGTCGTGGCTTTGGTATGTCAAGATATTAATACAAGGAAAATAAGTAATGGCAAGACCACCACTTAATCGTCCAATGTTCCGTGTACCGGGGATGTCCCGTCAGCCTATGGGTATTCTTGCGTCTGGTCCACAGATCATGAATGCTGCTATGCGGTCCACGGACCAAAATCCATGGATGATGGGCGACAATGCTGTGCGCCCAGTACAGGTGTCTACAGCCCCTACTGTGCAAGTTCCCGATCAACGGATGAACACTCTGGACAAAAACATTATGGATTCTCTGTCAGCCTCTGAGGCAGAAGCTATGTTAGGTCAACAGTTTTCTTCTGCGGCGGCCGTGAGGCCCCCTGCGGATCCAACTATTAGATCATCTCTTTCTCTCGACGCAGAAGGTGAGGCCGCTATCAAGTCTGTGAGGGATCGTATAAACGAAAGTAATCAAGATATTCTATCAACACCACCAGCAGAAACAGACCGCCTCGGTAAGTTTCAATCTGACCTGCGGAAGAATATTGACAAGTATAGAGCAGAACTGGAAAGTGCGGAGCCGCCGTCATTAAATTCACCTATTGCTGCGTTGGGCGGAGATTCATACAATAAAATTGTAAATGATATGATCACAGCAAATGACACGGATATCCCAAGCATAACCGACTACAAACTGTCTGACTTTAAAGACCTCGCCATGGAAGTGACTGGTAGGAACAGAGATCCTAGCGAAGTGGCGGATGAAGACAGAGATACTGCTTTCTGGCTAAACCTAATGAAAGCAGGGCTAGCAATAGCTTCTGGTGAAAGTTCTGACGCTTTAACCAATGTTGCAAAGGGTCTTTCTTTTGGTCTTGAGTCATATAGTAAGGACATGAGCAAGATCACAGATAGGGAAAGAGAAGACAACAGGGAGCTTGCGGGTATTAAGTTTGCTTTGTTGAAGGATCAAAAAGACGCTGATGTCGCCCAACGCGCTGCCAAGATTCAAGGTTTGCAGACAAGAGTGGCTATAGCAGACAAGTTAACTGACAGAGAGCTTGCCCAGTTTGATAAAAAGCAAGCCCGTGCGCTACAGTCCCTGCAGCTAGAAAACGACTTTATTGTTAAGTCAAATGAAATGGGTCTCAAGCTAGAAGAGCTAGCCTTCAACAAAGAAAAATTCAACCAGACTGTCAAAGCTACTTTGGCGGGGCAAACACCTAAGTTTATTCGCGAGCTAGCGGCTGCTGGGTATGTCACCGCGACAGATCCGCAAAGAGGTGTAGACTTCTCCGATCCTAACAGCTACTCCTTAACTGAGGCGGGGCAAACACTATTCATACGTTGAATCAAAAGGAACCGCTCGTATTACAGAGTTGATGAGCGCAGCAGACGCAGCAGCAGAAGTTCTAGCAGTTGATATGCTTACATTTAACCATTTGGAAGGTGACGCAGGCAGCAAAGCAGCGAGAAATTCAGCTTTGATTCTTGGGAAAATGAAACTGCCTTCCGATATGGAAGACAAGATTAATGTACTAATTCCAATCGCTCAGGCTCAGAATGCTAGAACCACGGCTCCAGAGTTTATCGACTATGTCCTTGCAGAAAATGTACCGGGTGTGAAATACTTCAATCAAGACGGCACAGAAGTTCAAGTACAAGGCACCTTTAATCAAATGAATCTAAATGATCAGAATGCCTTCAGAAGTGGTGTGGCATTTATTGAGTTCTCGCCCGTAGGAACAAGAAGACTAGCGACACCGGAGTAATAAATGGCTAATTGGAAGTATGGCGGGGAATCCTTTTCTTTACCTGATGGGATTTCTGCAGAACAGGCCACTGACCAAATTGAGGCTATTCTAGAAGACCGCCGCATAAAAGAAAACTCCAGACCTGACACAGATGACTCTGTGTCAGATGAGCCTGCGGATCAAGGTCCTATTGTGTTCAAACCACAAGAGCGTAGTGAAGAAGGCCCGCTTGGGCAGATGTTGGAAGGCATAGGTAGCGGCCTTACCAGAATTATACAAGGCCCGCTAGAACTTGCAGGTCTTTACTCAGATATAAAATATGTTAATGATCCCGTGTTTCAAGCAGCAATGCGGGAAAAAGTAAAAGATGGGGAAGCTGTCCCGGCCTCGTCAACTTTACCGCTGACTGATTTAATAGTTGAAGCAGGGGATTCCGTTAGAGAATTTACAGGTCTAACCCCAACTACAACCACAGGGAAAGTCACAGAAGGCATTACTCAGTTCTTAGGCCCGGGTTATTACGCTTCTAAATTAGCGGAAGTTACAACTAGGTTGGGCAGGTACGCTGCGGCCAACCTTGCACGAAAAGGCACACGCAATCTTTCTAAAAGACAAAGACTAACCTTGACCGGCCAGCAGATCGCTGCGGCGGCAGGAGCGGACTTTATTGTAGCCAATGACGACACTGAAGGGCTTCATGATTTTTTTGAGCTAGGCCCGGATCGTTCACCTGAAAAAGTAGTGGGTGAAACTGCGCTTGAAAACTTTTCTACTAGACTACTAGACCGTGCTTTAATAGGTGCGGAAGCAGGGCTTGGACAGGCTGTACTGCCCCCTGTCTTGGGAGCAGTTTTTAAAGGCGTTGCTAAGGTTGGTGCTAGTCGCCCAATCGAAACAGTGTCTGATGTTTTAGCTCGCAACGGGTATCAGCTACCTATTGCATCATCTTTACCTCGGAGTTTTGCTGAACGTGCTCGGCAAACAACCGTTGCAGACTTGCTGTCTTTGGGCGCACTTCCTGCTGCAAGAGCGGGAGTGGAAGCAGCGACCAACGCAATCTTAAAACAAGAAGCTAGAATCCTAGACTCTTCGGAAACATTAAGTTCTTTTGATAAAATACTGGGCGGCATGTTTGCTAACCTTCGATATCGTGGATACTTGGATCCATCCGCCGCCAAATTAAACTCTCTTGTGAACGCCGCTGTTGAAGGCGACGTTAAGGTGGCAGAGCGTAAACTTAAAATGGTGGAGAAAAAGATAGAAGCCTACCTAAGAACTCCCGCCATGGAACAGCAGTCTTCAGTTACCAAGCAAACATTATTAAACGCATTTATGGATGTTCTGGAAACAGGGCATCGGCCTGAAAACCTACCTGATGAATTGTTCGCGGCGTACAAGTCAGCGCGAACCGTTATTGATAAACTGTCTGAAAAGCTTATTGACTCCGGCGCTGTTCGCAATTTGCCAGAGACTGCTGCTCCCGGGAAGATGAGCCGCTCTCAGTTGATGCAGGTCATCCGGGACAACATTGAATCAGGTGGATACCTCCGCAAAAGATACGCGGCCTATGAAAACCCTGACTATAAGATTGAGGCAGGGACCGACAGAGAAAGAGAAATATTCGATCTAATCCGTGGTAGCCGTGGAGGCAGATACGACAGTACAGTATTCAACCACATGAAAGAAGTTTTAAGTGGTGGCGAAGACGTTTTTAAGATTACCCCTGAACAAACTGTGGACACTTTAACTGAGCGCCAGATGAGGGAGTACATACGTCTTGTTTTATCAAAGACCCCTGCAGGACGTAAGATTGCATCCGAACCTGTTGGCCGCACAGCTATCCGCAGACTAAACCCGCAGCTTTTAAATCGGCGTAAGGTTGACAGTCCTGTACTAAAAGAAATACTCGGGCAAACTAAGAACCCCACAGAAGCTTACATTGCTACTGTGTCCGACTTGTCTACGTTTATTGCGAACGACTCTTTTTATACCCGCTTACGTCAGATAGCTAACAATGATATAGCAGACGCTACTTTTCGTAGAGGTAAGTATGGCGAACGATTCGCATCAACTGCCGAAAGAGAACAGCTTGCTGAACTTAGAAGGACAAACCCTGCTGCTACCTTGGCGGACTTGGGACCAAAAAGGCGCGGGCGTTACATCAATGTAGTTGATGAAACAGCGCGTAGAAAAGAAGAAGTGCAGTTGCAGTTGGATCAAGCTGTGGCGGAGGGTGCTTCCGAAGGGCGTATCCGGCAGCTTGCTCAACAGTTAGATATGGTTGAAGCCACGTTGTTAAAAGAGTTAAAAAGCGACGGCTACCATATCATTGGCCGGATGGACGGCGCTAAAAATATACGGTCCACGGACCCCGGTGCAGCAGAAAGTGCCTTTGGAGAGATGCACAACATTGCTGTCCCGGACGCAATGTGGCGCTCCTTGTCTCGTGGACCCTTAACTAACAGTGACGGCTTGAACGAAATTCTTCGTCAGTCATATGGCGCAATGATGAAGTTAAAAGGCATAACTCAATTTAACAAAACAATCTTGTCACCTATTACGCAAGTTCGTAACGTAACGTCTGCTAGCCTTTTCGCATTAGCCAACGGTAATGTCGGCGCTGGTGCCAACATTTTTGAATCTGTGCAACTTGTGCTAAGAGATCTTGCTAACAAGACGGATGAAGAAGGACTTGAATATCTGACTGATATGCAACGCAGAGGTCTTCTTGGAAGCAGCGCGCAGCTTCGAGAGATTCAAGATAACTTACGCAGGGGCACCGATCCACGGAACATGAACGTGATGGAAGATGCGGCTCTTGTGTCGGATGTAGCAACCACTGGTGACCGAGGCTATAGACTAAGACTCGGACCACTGGACCTTAGCGGATCGTTAGATAGAAATAACAGGCGCAACAAAGGATGGCAGTTCTTGGGTAAGGCTGCAGACCTATATCGTGCGGGCGATGATGTTTGGAAAATATACAACTATGAGTTTGAAGCATCAAAGCTCCGTGAAGCTTACACCAATATTATTGATAACATCCGCCAAAATCGTGGAGCTATGACTGACGAGCAGTACAAGTTCCGTATTGACGCTGCCACAAACAGATTTAAAAAGTTTATTGATGGTGAAGAAGCCGGCTCAATAGAAGAGGCAATCAAAAACCGCGCGGCAGAAAATGTGCGTAACCTTGTACCAAACTATGAACTTGTGCCTCAAGTAATTAAAGATATTCGCGGGCTTCCTATTGGTAACTTTATTGCTTTCCCGGCGGAGATTCTACGCACAGGATTTAACACCCTAGAAACTGCAGCTAAAGAGCTTACCAGTGACGACAAAGCCATTCGTGAAATTGGCATGAGAAGACTTATGGGCTCATTGTCTACTTTCTATGTAGCCGGGCCTGCACTTAGAGATATGTCAATGAAACTGGCGGGTGTTTCTGAAGAAGAAATGGAAGCAGCGCGGACTCTTGCAGCAGACTATCAAAAGAACAGCGTCCTTGTAGCTTTGGGTAGAGATCAAGATGGCCTGCTAGAAATTATGGACTACAGTAGGTTTAACCCATATGACGCATTGATCCGTCCTTTTGAGGCCCTGCTTAACAGCTTGGACGAACAGGACAAACTTAATCCCGATGCAGGCTTTGGAGAAAAAGCCATAAATGCAATGTGGGAGTCTGTGTACGGAGAATTTCTTGATCCATTTTTGTCAGAGTCAATTTCTTTTGCGGCGTTAAGAGATGTTGCACCGAAAGCTATATTTGGTAGAGGAGGTGAAACACAAACAGGGGCGCGTGTTTACCGGGAAGCAGAAACCCGCATGAAAAAACTAGAACGGGCCTTAATTCATGTAATCAATCAGACTGGCCCTATGAACCTTACCCCTGTAAGATTTCCAACCGGCGCTGACTTAAACGAAATGGAGCTTTCCCGCCTGCCTCGGTCTTTGTTTAACCGCGTAGAGTCGTTTGGTATTCAAGAAAGAGAGCCAAGCACAGGCAGAACTTATGCCCCGAAAGGTGAGATTTTCAGACAGCTTGTAGGTTTGCAAACATTTAAAGTTGACCCAGACCGCATAGGTAGGTTTAAGGCAAACGAGTTTAAAGAGTTGCGGTCAGAAGCAGCCACGCTGTTTAACGACATGGCTAATATGGATTTCGCCGATGAGGATGATTATGTTCGAGGGTACCTCGCAGCAAACGAGGCACGGCTAAGAGTGTTTCGTAAGTTTGCAAAAGATATACAAGCTCTTCAAGATTTAGGCTTGAGTAAAAGGGAAGTAGAAAAACTTTTAAAAAAAGAAAAACTGGGAAGGCAAGAGATCAAAGCTTTGCTGAGAGGAGAATATCTTCCATTTACTCCAAGCAAAGAAAAGATTAAAGAGGCTAGAACTAAAGGCCACAATATACCAATGGGCACATTAAGGGTTCTTGAAGCAGAATTGAAGCGCTTGTCCATTGATCCTGATTACCCTGAAGCAGTGCCGGAAGGATCATTTACTGATCCAGAAGACAGAGCAAGTATGTCAGCGCCTGCTCCCGCACCCGTGCTTCCTTCTTTGGCTGGTGAAGCACTTCGAAATGTAACGCTGCCTAGCCTAATGCCTAGCCCACAACAGGCGCCGGCCCCCGGTCCAACAACCAAGGTTCCGGGACAGGCGGTCGGTACACCTGTTGGGTTTACTTATCAGGGTCAGCCAATACCTGCAGAACTTCTTGGTGGAAACCCAGAAGACATAATGAAGAATGTTGAAATATACCGCAGGAGTCAGCAGTGAATAAAGATCAGTTGAGAGAAGAGCTTGCAGAAGACGAAGGTTGTAAGTTCGAGATATATTTAGATCACCTTGGTCTACCAACCTTCGGAATCGGGGCACTTGTCAAAGAGCATGACCCAGAGTATGGCTTACCTGTCGGGACACCTGTATCAGAAGAGCGTGTACGGCAGCGGTTCAACCTTGACATCGCTGTGACAATCGAAGATTGCTTGAGACTGTATCCAGACTTTGACGATCTGCCCGAAGAAGCTCAGTTAGTCATTGCCAACATGTGCTTTAACCTCGGATACCCTCGCCTGTCCAAGTTCAAGGGCATGAAAGCAGGGATTGATGACAGAGATTGGGAACGCGCAGCCGACGAAATGGTCGATTCGAGGTGGCATGATCAGGTTCCGAACCGTGCAAAGCGTTTAGTTAAGCGAATCCGTGATCTCGCAAAGGACTGAAATCATTAAATAAAAACATCGATTCTCGTCGAGCTCAGTATCAATGGACGTACCATTATACCCCGAGGTCGCTGAGAATTGACGTTTTTGTCTTTGTACCCATCATTTCTGCACACATTCCCTCTGATACTATAAATTGTCCTGCAGTTCGGGGATCGTTCATTATATCTATGGTCATTTCAGCAAGCCTGTCATTGCACTGGCCGATTGTTTTATATGGCCCCCGGTTATCAATGGCGGTAATACACTGCTGTTGATTAACTACAAAGCACAATAGTAGCATTGCTTTAAACATTTACCCTACCTCACCCCAGTTGTTTCCAAGTTCAGCATCGACTTCGAAAGGAACCTTAAGATCAGGGACGCAGTTTGACATTATATCAACAATTCTGTCCGCCTGTTCTTTGCTTTCGATGTTGAAACAAAGTTCATCGTGAACTGTAAGCATTGGACATAAGCCCTCACTATAACAATCCACCATTGCTTTCTTTGTTTGGTCGGCGCTTGACCCCTGAATCAACCTGTTCAGGGCTTTGTATGTAAATGCTCTGCGGATACGTCCTTTGCCGCCATACTCTTTCATTGCCTGCTCTTGAGGCAATGGCTTATTATAACTGTATGACACTGGCTCCCACATGTCAAAGCGACACTTTCTTCCAAGCCATGTACGAATCACACCACGGTCAGAGGCGTATCTAGATGTCATGTCAGCAAGCCCTTTAACAAACGGAACCCTTTCATAGTATTTATTCAGAAGCGAGGTGGCTTCCTCTTCTGTAATGTCAAGCACGTTTGCGAGTTTCTTCTTTCCCATCCCATACATAATGCCAAGGTTAACAGTCTTGGCTTCCTTGCGTGGAATCTCTGCCATGTCGGCCACCATCTGGTGAAAGTCGGCGTTGCCTTCATGATACATTTTCACAACCTCGTCAATCTGTGGGTGCCGATCCACGCCTGTCAAGGTGGCACAGTAGTGGGCTAGCCAACGAGGCTCTTGCGACGCATAATCAAACGATCCCCACTTACAGCCTTCTTCAGGGACAAAAAGACCGCGAATCATTTTCTTAATCTCAGGATCCCTCGCAGGAATTTGCTGTAAGTTTGGGTTGCTCGAAGAAAATCTTCCGGTTACAGTACCCCCATCATCAGAACGAAGGGCATTGAAGTCACAATGAATTCTACCGTTATGCGAATGTTCAAGAATTGTTTCAACAAAAGTAGTGTTTGCTTTATTAAGTTCACGAATTTTCACAATCTTCTTTGCGAGAGGATGCTCGTGGTTCGCAAGAAATTGTTTGGTAAAGGACGGCGCGCCCGTTTTTTCTGTTGTCGCGTACTTGATCCCCACAGAGTCGAAGGCTTTTGCAACAGATGTCGCAACCCACGGCTCGATGGCGACGCCGGTCTCTTCCTTCACTTCTTTAAGTAGGGTGCGCTCACGAGCAGTAAGTTCTTTTTTTGTTTGCTCTGCACGATCCATGTCTACCCTGACACCTTTAGTCTTCATGTCCAACAGGACAGGGATTAGACTTGTTTCCAGTTCAAAAATTGATGTGCATTCATCCTTTATCAAATCAGTCCGCAGACGTTCCCACAACCTCAAGGTAACGGCAGCATCCTGCTCTGCGTAGGGGCCAACATATCTAGACGGCAGCCGAAACATTTCACTTTTGGCATTGACACCAAACTCCTCTGCTGCCGAACGAAGAATTTTTTCATCTTTGCGCTCTGAAAGATAATCACGAGCCAGTGAATCTAGGTTGTACCAGCGGCGGTTTTCATTGAGCAGCGGGGCAGCAACCATTGTGTCAATTATCTTGCCCTGTACTTCGATTCCTTCCGCCCGCAGCCACCCCAAATCATACAGTGCGTTGTGCATAATTTTTTCAATGTGCGGGGTAGCCATCATTTTCTTCATCCAAGCCATTACAGATGAGCGTGGAAGATTCCCAGCGTCATGTTTGACAGGCAAGTACCATGCACTATCTCCTGCCGCTACGGCTATACCAATGATGTATCCGTCTTTTCTAGTCCAGCCCGGACCAAGAGTTGTAAGATTGGGGTCTCTGGTCTCAAGGTCAATTGATATTCTTTCGTATTGAGTGAGGTCAGGCAGTGACGAAGGCGGCGACCAGTCACTATCTGTGTTGCCCCACGCAACATCTTTTAAATCTTGCGCTAGCAAGTGATACTGATATGACTCACTCATAATAACTCTCGATATCTTCCAATGAATGCCTGAAAATAAACACAGGGGTTCTTTCCCCAACATAAGCTCCAGCTACGTTGTAGTTGAAGTAGTCGATTGCCTCATGTTCTTCCATGCCCTGTGCAACTAGAATGTCTAGGCACTTGTCAGCATCATAAGCAATCACTTGTTGTAAATCCCCGCATCTTTCCGCGATGCCTATAACAGCCTCGTCAAAACCCTCTGCCTTGTAGAAAAACTTTCCGGCTTCTTTAACTAATGTCATTGGTCAATTCTCCTCCGCAGGCAAGATACC